CAATGCTTTAAAACTACTGAAAGAAAAATAATATATAACTCCCCGTGGGGTTTCACTACTAATTTTAGATTCACATCCGAAGATGCTAATAAATTTAGATTGTGACTAGTTCACTTGTTTTACTCAAACTGTGCGTTCCAAACTCGCTCCAGCATTTCGTATTCATTTGGAAAATAATTCCCAAGTTCGTGCGAATACCGGTTGAGCTCTTCACGAAATCTATCATAAAAGCCTTGTCCATGCATATGACACTCAGTCAATGCAGTTTCCAGTTGTATCTTTGTCTGCTCCTTGTCATCCGGGCTACGTCTAATCCAGTTCGTATATTCATAAATCGTATTCTCGTCTATCGGTGCTTTATATCTGTGTGGGTCCGAATCGCTTCTCGCCCACTTCCGTTTGAGGAATTGCAACTCATCTAGCCGCTTGTCCTCGTGTTCTCCACTCTTCGTCGCTGGTGTCAGTTCGAATCCGTACTCTCCCAGAAATTGTGATATGGTGCGTGTATTATACCATTGCGCAGTGAACTCGTTCATCGAGATCGTAAAATCATCTCCAAACACGTTCAACCACACATCACGTTTAAAATCCCTATATCTAGGAATAACTCCGTGTTTAATGGCCAAGTTTAGGTATGCTATGCTCAAATACTGAAATCCAACCATTGTATTGATCACTACAGTCAAAGGGTTTCCCGAAGGATTTCCCTGAACCTTGTAGTCCATTTTGCGACGCAAAATCGCTATGGAATGAACAAATTCTATGCTCAGAATTCTCAATGCGCGTTGATACTCTTGTTTTGTGAAGACTATGGTCTCACCTAGCAGGCGAATCTCATAGGTCTCCTCCTTGGAATTGTACACCCACCACTCATAGATTGCATCTAAACAATTTCTGATCAAATCCGGGTCCAAAGTTCCATCATATGCTCCGTAATCCGCATCTCCGTGCACTTGTCCGCGTGAGAGCATGTTGTGCGCAAGCAAACTCCAGTCGGGTCCCAAAGGATTGAGTCCCACCGAAGAAAACGAGCGCCCCCATGCTCCATACATCGAAGCCACGAAGTGCATCGTCAAGGCTCGAACACAAATGATTTGATCCATTGGGCCAGCTGTAAACACTCGGGTTTTCACTGCCTCAATCTTCGCAAGTGGACGCCGTTCGTCTTTCAAACAATGCGCCCAGATCCATGGGGGTCGTTCACCATTCTTCAACATCTTCAACTTCTCAACCACGACTCCTCGCAGCTCCTCGTTCATGCTGAACTTCCCTTCTGAATCTTCCACAAACCATCTCTTCTTGCCTTTGCCGGGTATCAATTTCCATGGCCACCCCGGTGATGTCGTCAACTCCATCTTCTTATATCGGCCACTCGTCTCTATACCGTTGATTATCGTCATCTCATCAATGAAATGTACCCACTCCCTCGTTTCGAAGTTCTCAATCACATCCGTCACTAGGTACTGGAGAGCTAGCTCTCTGTCCCCAGGTATAAATGGTCTTGTTCGCTTCGTATACTTGGACAGTGCGTTACGGAAAGGATGAATCCCATCCACATTTCGCTCGTCATTCTTTCTCAGAACTGCTGGTTCTGTCGTGTGTTGTCGTATCTTGTCATGTATAACCGTTGGTATTATATCCGTCTTTTCAGGATTGAAATCCCCCATCTTCTGGGGCAAATAACCTAATGGCACATACCCCTCCTGAATAGGGTCATCTGCTCGCCGTTCAAGTATCTCGCTAATATGGGCATCGTTCAATTCCATATCACAAGTGACCTCAAACACCCCTGCGAAGTCCTCCTGGACAGGGCATAAAGCCACCATCCCTTGGGAACCCCCGGAAATGTGAAAGCCCACAAGTTTTCGCGGGTATCTCGAACCAACAGCCACTATTGGTGCCATACACATGCCCTTTGCTCCTGGCATGTCGTGCTTCCAGCCTCTCCTAACTTTGTACACTTCCTCTTTCTGTTGATGACACGAAGTATAGGTTTCATCCCAGGCTTTAACTATCCCTTTAGAAAGTGTGAATTCGTCACTCGCCTGCCCTCTATGGGCCATGACTGCATCCAACACTCGTGTATAGGACAGATCCTCTTCCTTCAACATATGCTTCACAAAGTCTGGGGCTGCTGGCAATCGCGGTATATCCATTATCACCGCCATATCGTCGTCCGCAATCCGTCTGATCTGCGCGGATCGCACAGTGAAAGTGATCGTTTTAAGACCGTCACTTCCCAACAGTCTAAACTCATCGGTATCCTTATGTGAACTCACTAGATGGTACGGCACAATCAAATTTTGACCACTCGTCGCCAAAGCCATCGTGTACTGCGACCCTCTCTCAATCCTATACAGATGCTTCCTAATGCGATGTTGAATCAACTCCATCGCATTCTGGTCATTGTCCTCATGCGCCGTATTTGGATGTCTCACTGTTCTCACCTTAGCTGCTTTCGATGTTGTTGGGTCTCCTGATGTATGAAGATGCGGCTCATTGGGATCTATCACTTCGTCAAGGTCTGTTTCTTCTTGCGACATCCACCATCCAAACATAGCGGCCACTCCTGCTACTGCGACCGCTATCCCGGCTGCTGCCACCACGTTCTCCTTTACAGCCCCAATCCATGGATGATTGCGCACATACTCTGAAATTCTCTCTTGCACTCCTTGACATGACTGCCTCATCAACGCTACTCCTTGTCTCACACGATGATACACTTGCGACTTCTCCTCACCTTTCCGCGGTGGATCTGGTACTCGCCACTCCGACTTCGCTAATTCTCTAATCTCATTCGAGAATGACCCATAAAGGCCACCCAAGGCAAAGTTCAGGTCCATAGCAACATCGAAGATTCTTGGATCTTCTGGCCCACAGTTTCGGGCTACATACACAAGCGATCCATTTCTCACTACATACATTCTCAAGGCTAGCCACTCATCACGTGTAATTCCAACACTGTCATGGTCCGCCATATAGAAATCCAACGTCTTCAGATGCTCTCTCAATCCATCACAACGTATGAGTCTTAAAGGTAATAAATACCTGTCAGTCTCACCCGCATGTGGCTCATTGGGAATCACATCTCCGTACACTCTCTTAAATCTATTGGCAACCAAACGCTTCTGGATGTTGATATGTGCCACACACTCTTCCTTCAAGAACGTAATCAACTCATCCCACGACATACAACTCTTACTTCTATTCACGTTTCCGCTCTTCAATGATGGTAACAATTTAAACGTTAAATGGTCGAAGCTCGATGTTGCACCTTTCTCTATGTTATCCAAATTCACTGCCGCAATCTTTGCGGTCTTCGGAAGCCCGGTGTCATTGTCAAAGTACTCTGGCTTGAGTGCGCACTCAATCACAGCATGTCGTCTACTATGTACTGCATCTTCTGTGTGCACTAGAGTTGTCACGTCCGGGTAAGCCACATTCGAGGAACATATCATTACCTTTGACTCGAACTCGCGGCCCTTGTCCGCTAAGTCAGCCATTGGTAGGATAAAAGCATCATTTGATCTCATCGATATAAACTCATTCACTCGCTCTTCTGCCACTTGTCCTCTCACTTGCAAGGCATCATCTATATATAAGCACGTTTGCTTACTGTAGCGATCCCAATGCGCTGATCCACCTCGGGGATATATTGCATGCGACTTCGATTCTCCAAGCGCTTCCGTTAATACTAGCGCTAACTCATCACACATCGTACTCTTACCAACTCTAACCTTTCCACACACCCACACACAGTACGGGTCAATACGGAATCCATTAAAACTCTTCGCCTTCTCTGCCAAATCCGATATCTCTGTGAGCATTCGCCACACCAATGTAAACGTCGATCTAAAGTGGGGGGGCCATGTTCTACTCTGAAACATTTTCATATATACTGTTCCTTGCGCTCTCAAGCGTATCACTTCTTGCTGCGCATCTTCGTCCATGTTAATCACTTGCCGCTGCGATTCCGTTGCCATGTGTGTCACTCGCTCGACCCATTCTTCAAATTTATCCATCTCCAAGTTAAGTTCAGCCATATTATGTGCTACACCATCATCAACTATTCCGCTCCAGGCTATCACTCGATCAACGAGCACCTCCAGAGATTTGAATAAGTCGGGGATTGCATCAACCCCCTTCTTTATACTAAAAAGTCCACTCATAGATCTTACGAACTTCTCGGTCTCAGTCTTTCCCGGCATCCGCT